AATCGCATTAGGTGATAGTGCAGACGCTGACCAATATGTAGCTGCTGCAACTGTAGCTGCTGCTGGCCAAATGGCTATTTTAGCTGCACCTTTTGCAAACAGTTCTGCTGATGCTATCAGAATCACAGTTGGTACTGGTGCAATTAATGCAAAAGTTAGAGTATGGGCAACTATGATTTCACTTGATAAAGGTGGATCAGACGCTGACACAGACTCACAAACAGTTACATTTAGCTAATAGCTAATACATCTTGGGGGGAGCAATCCCCCCTTGATATTTAACAGGAGAATACATTGGCTACAACATATTTAACTTTAACAAATAGAACTCTTAGAGAATTAAATGAAACTGAATTAACTTCAGCTAATTTTAGTTCTAGTAGAGGTATACAAACTGCAGTAAAAGATTTTGTAAATAAATCAATTCATGATATTTATAATGAATCTGGTGAAATACCATTACTGCATAGTACTACTACTAAAACTACAAATACAGGAACTCAAGAGTATTCGTTAGAGTCAGATATGAGAAAAGTAGATTGGGATTCTTTTTTCTTAAAACCTAGTGAATTAATTACTAACGGTGAATTTGCTACAACAATAGATAACTGGACAACAGATACAGGTTCTCCTGCACATTCAAGTTTAGGAAATGGTAGATTAAGTTTAAGTAATGCATCTTCTTATCAAGCTATATCTACAATAGTAAATAAACAATATAAAATTCAAATAAGAGCATTTGATACTAATGCTGATGGAGATACTTTAGCAATTAAAGTTGGAACTTCTGCAGGTGGAACAGATAATTTAAATGCTACTTTAACTGTAGATGATTATGGCAAAGGTAAAATATTTGAATCTACATTTACTGCTACAGGTATAACTAGCTATGTACATTTATCTACATCTGGAGATTTTACTGTAGATTATGTAAGAGTATCAAGACAAGATGTAACTCCTAGAAAATTAAAATATATTTCATATGATAATTGGTTACAATCTTTTAAAGAAAGAGATTCTAAAAATGATGATGGTGTATATGCTACTCCAGAATTTGTATATAGAAAACCAGATTATGGATACTTTGGATTAAGCCCAATACCAGATAAAGATGATTATACTATTGAGTATGATTATTTTACAACACATACTGATCTATCAGCACAAGGTGATAATATGTCATTGCCAGATAGATTTGCACCATTAATTGTAGATAGATCTAAATATTATACTTATATGTTAAGATCTGATGCTCAACATGCATCTATGGCAGAAAGAGATTATCAAAGAAAATTAAGATTATTAAGAGTAGATTACTCTTCAAGACAAGAATATATGAGAGACACAAGAATTAACCAAGGTACTAGAGTACAAATTGTATAGGAGAAATTATGGCTATAAGAGATGATTCAAAATATGTTGAAGACAATATGGATTATAAATCTAAAAAAGATGAAATGCAAAAAAATAATAACATGAAAATGGCAGGTGGAGTATTTAATATAAGTGATTATAATAAATATAAAAAAGCGGTAGAAGATGATAATGTTAGAGAAGTTTTTCCAGATACATCTATATTTGAATTAGAAAAAATGAGAGAGCTTTACGAAAAAGAAAAAGCACGTAAATTACAAGGGTAGTTAATGCCAGCTACTGATTTAATATCACCATACGTAGTTAGTTGTGCAGGAGGTCTAGTATTAAACAAAGATGTTTTTTCAATGGCCCCAGGTGAAGCACTTATATTACGTAATTTTGAACCAGATATTAAAGGTGGCTACCGAAGAATAAATGGTACAGCATTATATAATACCACACCTGTTCCTACAGGATCTAGTAATTTAAATACTATTATAGATTGTTCAATAATATTTAATGATCATATTATTGTAGCTAAAGGTGGTGATGTTCATTATGGTACAACTACTGGAAGTTGGACAAATTTAACAACAGGTTTAGGAACATCAACTAGACCATATGATTTTGAAAAATATAACTTTAATGGTACAGATAAGGTCATAATTGCCACAGGGCATTCAACTGCATTTACCATTGACAATTCTTGGAATGTTGATATAATTAATGGTAGTGAGGGTGGAACTGCACCAACAAATCCAAAATTTGTAAAAGCATTTCAAAACCACATGTTTTATGCAGGTGCTACAAATTCACAAGAAGTATTATTTAGTGCACCCTTTTCAGAAGATGATTTTAATGCAGCTGATGGGGCAGGCTCATTTAAAGTTGACTCTGAAGTAGTTGGTTTAAAAATATTTAGAAATGAATTATTTATATTTTGTATAGATAGAATATATAAATTAACTGGTTCATCATTTGTAGATTTTGCAGTACAAGAAGTTACAAGAAATATTGGATGTAGAGATGGTGGTAGTATTCAAGAGATTGGTGGTGACGTTATATTTTTAGCACCAGATGGATTAAGAACTATTGCTGGTACAGCTAGAATTGGTGACGTTGAACTAGGATCTATCTCTAGACAAATACAAGCTAGAATTGATGAGATAGCTTTAGATAGAGTGTCATCATTAGTTATTAGAGATAAATCTCAATACAGATTGTTTTATCCAGAAACAAATGGTGCTCAAGGTTCATCAAAAGGAATTATGGGAGTATTAAAATCTAATGTTAATACAGGTCAAATTGGATTTGAATACTCTGATATTATTGGGATTAAACCCGCATGTGCTGATTCTGATTTTATAAGTAATGTAGAAACACAAGTATTTGGTGGCTATGATAGTTATATTTATAAAATGGAAGTAGGTAATACTTTTGCAAATGGTACATCAGATACAACTATTGTTGCAACTTATAGATCTCCAGATATGGTTATGGGAGACCCAGGACTAAGAAAATATATGCAAAGAGTTAATTTAAACTATGAGGGAGAAGGTACAGCAATAGATGCAGAGTTAGCAGTTAGATATGATTATGATAACTCTGGTACACCACAACCAAAAGCAATAAGTATACAATCAGCAGGTGGTGCATCTTTATATGGTACGGCATTATATGGAACAGCATTATATGGTGCATCTGGTACACCACTTATAAGACAAACAGTAGAAGGCTCTGGATTTGCAATTGCTTTAAAAATAGATGATAGAAACCAAGCAGATGCATTTTCAGTAAAAGGATTTCAACTAGAATTTACCCCAGGAGGAAGAAGATAAAATGGCAGGATACTCAACACGACAGTCAACATATACTACAGGTGACGTTATTGCGGCATCAGATAGTAATGATGAATTTAATCAGTTATTAGATGCATTTAATGCAAGCACAGGACACACGCATGATGGTACTGCGGGTGATGGGGGCCCTGTATCTGTATTAAGAGATAGCAATGCATACAACAGAATTTTATTAGATGCTGTAAATAATCATTTAGAGTTTTATGTAGATGTATCTTCTTCATCTGTACAACAATTAAGAATACAAGATGGTGCTATTGTACCTATAACAGATAATGATATTGACTTAGGTACAGCTAGTTTAGAATTTAAAAATTTATACATTGATGGTACTGCTAATATTGATAGTTTAGTAGCAGATACAGCGGATATTAATGCAGGTACAGTAGATGCAGTTATTGGGGGTACTACTCCTGCTGCTGGTACATTTACTACATTAACTGCAAATACAAGTTTAGCTTTAGCATCTGGATCTACAGTCACTTCTATATTAGATGAAGATACAATGTCATCTGATAGTGATACTGCTTTAGCTACACAACAATCTATTAAGGCTTATGTAGATGCACAAGTTGCTACAGCTAATGAATTATCAGAATTAACAGATGTTAATATTACAACTCCTGCAGATGGATCATTATTATTTTATGATACAGGTACATCTAAATGGATTGATAATGTAGTCTCTGGTGATATTACTATTGCTGATACAGGTGTTGCTGCTATTAGTTCTGGTGTAATTGTTAATGCAGATGTTAATGCTTCAGCAGCTATTGATGCTACAAAAATACATGATGGGTCAGTTACTAATACTGAATTTGGATATATTGGAGGTTTAACTTCTGATGCTCAAACACAATTAAATGCAAAATTAGAAAATGTAGTTGAAGATACCACTCCTCAACTTGGTGGAGATTTAGCAAGTAATGGAAATGATATTCTTTTTGCTGATAACGATAAAGCTATCTTCGGTGCTGGTTCAGATTTACAAATTTATCATACAGGTGCAAATAGTATAATAGATGATTTAGGAACTGGTAATTTATTAATTCGTTCTGATGGTTCTGCTATTTCTTTACAAGTAAATAGTAAAAATAACATAAGAGCAGTATCAGATGCAGAGGTTGAACTTTATCATAATAATAATCTTAAATTAGAAACAACATCTTCTGGTATAGATGTTACAGGAACAGCAGTTACAGATGGATTAACTGTAGCTGGTAATGTTAGTGTAGATGGTGGCACAATTAAACTAGATGGTAATTATCCTGTAGGTTCATCTAATGTTGCTTTAGGAGATAGTGCATTAGATAGTGGGTCTTTATCAGGGAGTAACAATACTGCAATAGGTACTGCATCTTTAACTGAAAATACAACAGGTGCAAATAACGTAGCATTAGGATATAATTCATTATTTTATAATACGACAGGTGCTTGTAATACAGCAGTTGGTGTATTAAGTTTGCATTCTAATCAATCAGGAATTAGAAATACGGCAGTAGGTTTATGTTCTATGTGTGCAAACACTACAGGTAATGACAACACAGCATTAGGTAGAAATTCTTTAGATGAAAACACAACAGGTTCAACTAATGTAGCAATAGGTGCTAATGCTTTACTTAAAAATACAACAGCCTCTAACAATATAGCAGTAGGTAATTTATCTTTAGCATGTAACACAACAGGTGCTTGTAATACTGCATTAGGTACAAATGCTTTAAAAGCTAATACGACAGCATCATACAACGTATCAATTGGTCTTCAATCCTCACTATCTAATACAACAGGAACGCAAAATGTAGTAGCTGGTTCTTTTGCCTTACAATCTAACACTACAGGAAATTGTAATACAGCAATAGGTCACTCATCTAGCTATGCTGGTACTACA